ATCTTCAAAAAAAGGTCTACGGTTATCACTGAACTCAAGAGTCTCGGGGTTAACTCTAGGCTTATTCTGTTTAATCGTCGGATCATCCATATTGAAGTTATGGATGGCAGGACCATACTCAGTAGATGCGGAAACCGATGTACCCGATAGGTGATAGAATTCCGACCTAACGAAACTATAGTTAGATTTTCTTCTTTCAAAGTTATTGTGATGCTTCCTTCCAATTCTAGCCATAGTATACGCCTATAATTTAGTTATCCTCTCTAAATATTTAGAGGAAATACAAATATACCCAATACTAATTATGCCAATATCAGATACTGTTGAACGCTTTGGTCAGGGTACTCCAAAAGAAGTTTTAGATGCCGTCACTTTGAAGACACCTAAGCTCATTGGTTTAAATTACCCAATTGAAACTAATCCAACTAACGGTTACTTCAGTAAGAACACCAATCTTGCCCTAATAAAGTCTAACTTAAGTTCACTGGTCAGGACGGAGCGCGGTGAGAGATTTATGCGTCCTGACTATGGGTGTAACCTTAGGAGATTTCTTATGGAGCCTATGGACTCCACTCTTTTTTCGCTGATAAGAGAAGAGATCATCGTAGCGATACGTAAATACCTTAGTACAGTTTCTATAACAAAACTTCAAGTGTTTGAGACAACTACCAATCAGTTAAAAGTTAACTTATTCTGTGCTGTTAAAGATACTGTAGCTACGGCCTTCAGTATAGGAGTTAAAGTATAATGCCAGTTTTTTCAGGGACAATTCAATCAGACTTCTTAAAGCTGCTACCCTCGGAGCTTGATAATAAGCAGAGGCTGATAGACTACAGCGCGTCTGATTTCGACACTTTAAGGCAAAGCCTTATAGACTACGTAAAAGCAGCATTCCCTTTAGATTACAATAACTTTCAGAGTTCAGACTTTGGAGTTTTGTTAATAGAATTGATGGCGGCTGTGGGTCACATCCAATCTAACAAATCTGATTTCCTGGCAAATGAAAATTACATAGGGACCGCTAGAAGTAGAGATAGTGTTAAAAGACTTCTAGAGCTTATAGGGGTTCGTATGAAAGGCCCAATATCTGCTGCCGCAAACGCTAGCATTACTTACGACACAGATCAGGAGGCAGAGCAAACAGTTACCATTCCTCCTCAAAACAGAGTAATAACTATAACGTCGCCTGAAGATGGGTCTACGATGTCTTACACTGTTTACAAAGTTAATAACGATGGGACCGTGGACCTGACAGCACCCGATAATACACTTAGCTTCACCGTAACAGGTGCAGGCCCTGGGGCAGAGACATCTTTTGAAGACGTTGTCCTGTTAGAGGGTGCTTTTGTTAGGGAAACAGGCGTCTTTGATGGTAATGAGACAATCAAAACTATAAATCTGTCGGAGTTCCCTTATGTTGAAAAGAGCGCGCAGGTGTTTATCACAGGTGAGGCTAGCACTGAAGGCATTTACAAAGAAGAGGACAATATTTACTTCGCGTCGGGTGGTGATGATAAGGTCTTCCAGGTAACTACTGATGAGCAGTTTAAAGCTTCTATATTATTCGGAGACAATGGTATAGGCAAATCCCCTGCCATAGGTGATAATTATGAGGTTACTTACCGAGTCGGAGGTGGTTCACGGGGCAACATTGCGGAGGGTGTCATAAACGCTCAGATACAGATTTTTGTTGATGATACTCCTGTAACCGCTAGGATTGAAAATACTTCAATAGCGACGGGCGGTAGGGACGCTGAATCCGTTTCCCAGGCTAAGAGGTATGCTCCACTGTTCTTCAAGTCGCAAGATCGTCTGGTAACCCTTGAAGACTTCAAGGGCTTTGCAAACCTGTTCGCATCTAACTACGGGTCAACAGGTAAAGCAACCGCCTCTGTCCGTAGGGCATACTCTTCTGCAAATATAATTGATATCTTTGTTCTTGAGAGAGCCTCTGATCTTCAGTTACGTAGATCAACTCAGGAGTATAAAAAACAGCTTTTAGAGGCTATGGAGCCTAAGAAGATGATAACGGATGAGCTTGTTATCTCTGATGGCCTCATTAGAACTCTTGATTTAGTCGTCAGTATAACTCTGGATGAGAAGTATAGAAGAGTTGAGAGTAGGATTCTTCAATCTGCCAGAGACTCCATAACTAATTATATGAATATGGACAATACCGATTTTGCGGAACCATTTGTTCCTCAAGATTTAATCAAGGTATTATTAGAGGATGAGCCTCAGATTAGGTATGCCGAAGTGGATAATGTTGATACTACTATTAGAGTAGGCTTTAACGAAATTATTCAGTTAAACAACTTAACTATTAGAACAAGATACATCTAATGTCAGGTAAGACTTATTTAACTAATAAAAATTTCTTTAAGAGAAATTACGCGGAAGCTTTAAAGTATATCATCCCTGGGTATCTGTATGAGGATGATATTGAGAAGACTCCGAAAACTGATGATCCGATAGATTTAATTATCAATACGCACATCGACTTAGCCAGAGATATTAGTTCTGTATTACCAATAGATCCTATTGCTAATACAATATACAGTGCAATTAATACTTTTGACGGAATAGCTCCATACTTTGTAAAACAAAATGAGCTAACAAATATTACAACTCAAAACTTTGAGTATGATATTCTTAGGTATTTCGACAAGAGTATTACTGAGTTTAAATCCTCTGATGATTTTAGAGCCTATGTGAGTGGGACAGTCATACCCGCAATAGAATTAAATAACCCAGACGCTGCAATATTTTCGGACATTGGTAGTCCTGATGATATTCACTTTTATCTTATAAATAAACTTTCTTGGTTATACTTTCTCAACACAACAGGTACTAGCTACGACCCTTCTTCATACGTAGAAGATTTATTAGTAGATAATATTTATAAAGGACTACCCATAAAATTAAATGATGTTATGAGGGGGTTGTCCGAGTTCGTGTGGAGAGAGGGATCCTCGTCATATTACCCTTCTTCGCTTTTTGCTAGTTCAACGAGGGCTGATTTGAGTGGCACACAACAGCTTGATAAACTTAAGACTTGGGTTGATATTGTTTACTCCCCTCTGCATACCGATAAATCAGATTTTAGAGTTAGGGATAAGTTTTCAACCTATTCTGATAATGGAACTAAAACTACAATAAAGATTGAGAATGGGCCTTTTGCTAGACTGATTAGAGCTTTGTCTTTCTTTGCACACGATATTAATGATGACGCTACTAATATAGTAAACCTAAACGATCTTGAGGATTGTCCTGATGAATACCTACCGCTAATAGCTGAATTAATAGGGTGGGACTTATTTGGAAAAGACCCAAGTAAATGGAGATTGCAATTAAGGAATGCAATTCAAATCTACAAGTCAGCAGGAACTAGAAAATCAATCCAAAGCACTATCAATACTATTTTCCCAAAGAACACCGCTCCCATAACTAATAAAATTGTTGAGCTTTGGGAGTCTTACATTCCCTTCTTAATTTACTACTCTCTTGCAACTAACTCTGATTACTTCAGAAGCTTTAAGACATGGACTCCTAGTCTTGCTTCGGATATGGGAATACCAACATACTCAACCACTAATCTGGATGAGAATATTAGAATGGTGGTTGATAAGATCTTACTGGAGATTGTTGAGGAGTTCCCAGATCAGATTCCACTTAAGAAGTGGTTAGACAAAGAATCTCCTACATTCTACTACAGAGGGAGGGAGTTCCCAATCCCTCCTTTTGAAGAATACCCTTATTACATAAATGCTGAAATTGGTAGTAGGCAGGTTAAGTTTATAACTGAACGTTTAGGATGTTTTGGTTGCGACTCAGAGTATACTAAGCAAGTATCTAGTTACATTACATCTACGGCCATCACAGAGGACAACGAGGTTAAGCTGGGTTCATGGTTAATATTCGCTTCTAGTTACACGCCGCCTCCAAACTTGAATGATCTTATTAGAGATCCTATGGATAACGATAAGATTTCTTATGCTGATCTTTGGTGCGGTAAATCTTCTCACTTTAGGATTGCTTTTCAAGCCGATGAATTTAACTTTGAAGAGAACAATCTTGAGGCAAGCACTACAGGAGACGCTATAAAATTTATATCTAAAGTAGTAAACAAGAGAGCACCTGCACACTCTATTC